TACTGTAACATCAAACGCTACAAGTGCAAACACTGGTAGTACTATTGTTGCACGTGATGCTAGTGGTAACTTTAGTGCTGGAACTATTACAGCAACAGCAACGTCAGCACAATACGCTGACTTAGCAGAAAAGTATTCAACCGACACAGATTTAGCCCCAGGAACAGTAGTTACAGTATGTGCTCATGAAGGACACGATGTTGAAGCTGCATCTATAGGTGATATTGCAATTGGTGTTGTTTCTACTGATCCGGCTGTTATGATGAACAGTGCAGCAGAAGGCCAGTACATTGGTCTTAAAGGGCGTTTGCCAGTTCGGGTAATTGGTGCAGTTGCAAAAGGACAAGTAGTTTTTGTTGATAATAATGGTTGCGCAAGCACATCGATTAACGGCGGTAGTATAGTTGGTATCGCACTTGAATCAAATACAGACACCGCAGAAAAATTAGTTGAATGCGTGTTAAAAGTATAAAGGTAATAATAAAAAAATGTCTGAAAGATATCGCACAGATTACGATGGCGAATTTGTTATTATCAGTAACACAATCAAGGATGGTAAAAAACATCAAGAACGTGAATGGATTGATAATCCAATTGAAAATCAGCACATTTCAGGTCGCGCCGCAGTAATTGGACACGGCGATAGTCGCTACACTACCAAGCTACACGGAAAATTTCATCTCCACAATCACATTGAACGACATGCAGGCGGGCATTTATCACGTAAACGGCTACAAAGTTACGGAGCCGAGGGGTGTTGGGAAGAATTAAAATGTGATTTCTATGTTGAATTTGACATTCCAACACTAGACAAACTTGTTGAATCTAACTACACTGAGAAAACATCTGTGTACAGCAATGCAAGAAATTGTATTACGACTCCGGGAGAATTTTATCTTGTACCTTATGGCCAACGAGGCCGCTCAATAGCAGTTGCAACATGGTTAGCATGTTTCGATGGTCACAAAGAAATATTTCTACTTGGAGTTGACGGAACAAACATTGATGGCACACCAGACGACACGGCTGTTAACCAAATAAACGCAATTATGGAATCATATCCATCTGTGAAATTTATTCATGTAAGTGACAATGTTGTTACTCCATCAACGTGGCGACACAACAAAAACTTTGCTACCTGGAAATACAGTCAGTTTGTTTCTCTTTGTGACATATGAAACTTCTTAACAGTATTAATTTTTTCTAATACTTCTTCAAAGTTGATAGTATTCCATAATCCAGGATGTAACGGTCTTGGTCTAATTCCAGAATCAATCCAAGAGTATCCATGATGTTCGTTGTTAAGCACAGGCACAAATTCGTCATCAATTAAACAAAAGAATGTGTGATAACTAAAATTCTCGTCAGCACTTGTAAATTTCTCAATTGGAACAAGTTTAACTATCTCTGGCCACATACCAATTTCTTCTTGACATTCTCGCTGGATAGCTCTACTTAAACTTTCGCCAATCTCAACCTTACCGCCAGGCAAGCCCCAACATCCAGGATTTTTAGGATCGTTGCGTAGTAAATAAAGATATCGATCAGTTTTTATACTATAAAACCAAACACCAACAGCGTCGATCAAAGTACTAAGCTCCACTCACCTTCTGGGTACAAGCCTTCGTAACTTTTGAGCCATGCGTTATTGGCCCATCGATATTGAATACCAGTGGTTATGTTTGTTGTGTATTGTGTACCACCTTGGTTTGAACTATCAAACACAACATTCCATCGTGTGCCATCGTATTCGACGATATCATTTGCAACAGCTACTAATGGGGAACCATCAGTTCCTCTCCATGCAGCCGCGTTGCCACTAGCACTTCCGGTTGCATTAGTAATAAACAAATAACGTTGCCCTGCAGCCGCTGCTGGCAATCCAGATGTTGTAGCCGGACCCTTTCGTTGCGGATCTACAATTGCATCAACTGCGTCCAGTGTGTTTTGTGGAATAGTGTCTATATCCACAGTAAACAACAAGAATCGATCATCTGTTGGGTGATAAGCAACATTGCCAGTAATAATACTATCATCGTATGGATTGTCAAGCTGTACCATACTAATACCATTGCGTAGAGAACCATATAAGTCAACTACTGTGTGCCACAAAAGATTGCTCGACGGGGGAGTTGGAACTTGTGTACCGTCATCATTGAGTACTACTGCACTTGGCTGTAGTACTTGTAATTGGTTTCCTAATAATAGCACTTGATAATTGTATGGAGTAAATTTCTGTCTTGTGCCCAACAGTAAATCGTTGTTGTGTATTGCATCTGCATAATCACCACTGGAATCAAACACGCTAGCAATGATTTTTTGAACAACTCCAAGTTTTTTAACTTTAGCTGGAGGATTAATCCAAATTGGCATCATAAATCTAAGAGTTGCTATGTCAATTGGATTGTCTGTGCCCATTGGCACTGTTCGAGAGCTCCACGAAACTTGTTCAAGGTACATCACACTAAGACTAGTCCAGTCAATGAAGTTATCAGTGCTTTGTACTTCTAAACTTGGATTAAACAGTGTTAGTATTTGTTCTAGTAATTGCAATTTTTGATTAGTGTTTGATGTCCAAATGTCAACATTGATTTCCATATCATATGGGACAGGCATGAGTTTTTCAATAGTAAATGCAGTGCCTTGGGTAGTTTCATATGCTTCGGTGTCTTCATCCCAATAACGCTGCCTTACATTTTGTTTCTCAACATAATAAGGTTCTTGCATGCGGGCACGAGCGTAGTTTAAGTTGGTAACGTGAAAAGTAATTAGTGGTGTACTTGGTAAAGCGTTGGCACTATTTTGTTGCATAATAGTTGCTGCTTGTCGGCTTGCATCACCATATCGCACAGGAACTCGATACAACGTAGCTGCATTTGTATCTTCGTTACGCCCGTATTCAACTTGAAAGTTGCTAAACACTCTTGTAACTTGCAGGAGGAATCTGCGTATTTGTTCGTCGTAAAAAAACTGTTGCATTAATTATCAGCCTGTGGTTTAAGTATATCATTAAGCCCTTGACGCTGTGGTATTTCGCCACGATCTGCAGTTGCGGTTTTGTTGGTATTGTTAACAAAACTACTACGTAGTGTTTGATTGTCAGGCCCAGGTGTAAGATCAGTTCGCACGTTGTCCTCATACTTAACCCAACGTGCGCCGTTGTATCGGAAAAGTCTATTTGGGAAGTAATCGAGTCTCAATGCAAAGTCTCCTTCTTGTGCACCAGGCGGAAAACTAATACCTGGTTTAACTGGCAAGCCGTTTGGCGCAATACCGTCGCCAGTTAAATAGCCTAGCGTATATCCATTGGCTCTTGGAGACTGTGGCTGTCCATCAACATCAACTTCGGTTGTGTCAACTGTAATACCGTTATTGTCCACTGTGTAACTATCGGGATCTGCTGGTGTGCCATCTTCGTTAGTTGGTACGATATAAAATTCCACAGTGTCGTATCCACTTAGTGGAACTTCATACTCTGCTTGTGTGAGAATAGCATCATTGATCTGGCGGTCTTTAACAACAGTACCAAATGTTTCTAACTGTGTCTTCGGCGTAATTTCTTTCCAGTGTGTTTCGTTATCAATTTCAACGCCAACTGGTGTGTCAATTTTTGCTTGATAATACTGACTGCCAAACAGCACAATACTACCGCTTGGGTAATAGTTTCCGTTGTCCCATATATTGTCAACTTCAAATGGCTTTTTAAGAATATCGTGATATTCCTGTGCGCCTACTAGCGGAGTTGCTTTAACACGCCACAGGTGAGGTAACCAAGTTTGACTAAACCCTTCACTAGCAAATGATGCATCTTGTATTACATAATACTTGGGTATTGCTTTGGCAATACCACTATCAAGAGGATGGAAATCTTTGAGATTTGGTAACTCAAGTACATCTCCGTTCATCAGTTTGCGACCAATTGTATCAATCATAAAGTTATAGTGAAATGTGATAAACAGTGTGTCGTTGTTTAAGAATAAACCAAACTGGCTTAAATCAAAGTCAACATCTTGTGAATTGTACACGCCTCGCATTTCGTAAACATCGTCGTCATATTTTCGATCTCTGTTTTCAAGCAAGAACAAATCTTCGATAAACAGTGGCGATTCGGTGCTGTATGCTGGCTGTGTAGCGTCTTGAGTGCCGCCGCTGACACGTGAACTATCATCACCGTGTAGTTGTGGTCCAAGATACTTGTGCACAAACATGTCTACACCACCAACCTGATACATCTCAGATATAGTGCGGTCAATAAATTTGTAATCGTTTTGACGATTTGGTCGATATAAACTCAAGCGTGGCATACAGGTTTCCTCTGCATGTATTTATCGCTTAATAGCCAAGCGTCAACAGGTTTGTTAATATGTAACTTTGATCATCCAAATAACCATATAACGATTAGTATAACAATAACCCATCCCCAAAACTTATTAGAGGCAATATCTCTATCTCGTTCACAAGCATGGCATTTGTTCTTGCCTTTGTAGTTATGCTTCCTACATGCCACGTTCGTGTTCCAATCTAAAGTTGCAATACATATCCCATACTTGCCAAAGACCGTATGCTAGAATAATTCCAATATACGGAACAAACACAAAGTTAAGAAGTAGCCAAGCCCAACAGATTGCAATCACAATGTCATAGGGCCTGATCATTTACCGTTCCTGGCATCTTTTTCAGCTTTAGTTAATTTATTGTTCCAACTGCTGCCGCTAATGCCAAGTTCGGGAGGCATAGCTTTAGTTTTGCCTTTGGTAACTGCTCCGCATTTTGCAAGAAATTCAGCCTTCATGCGTTCTAGTTCGTCGTCTTTTGGTTTTGCATCGTGATTCATGCTCATTTATGCACACTCCTTATATTTAACAACTAGTAAGAGATCTTTTACTAACTGCTTACCATACTTAGTAAATAAAATACCTTGCTCCCAAACAAAATGCTCAACATCTTGACCGTGATAGAAAGTTTCTGATTCAGAAATCCAACGAAGAGCCTCAACACGGTTGCTAGCACCAAGACTGATTACGTCTTGAATACGAGCTTCAAATGCTGCAACATCACGAACCTCTTGGGCTTTAGACTCAATTTCCTGTAGATCGTTTACACGGCAATATTCGTCCCAAGTATCCTGCTTCTGAGACTGTGAAGCTGTATGCCAGCCCATCCAGAATGAAGCAGTTGGCCGACGGCCATAAACTTCTTTGTGAAGGTCTGAGATAAGATCGTTTGAGTAAGTATAAGTCATTTTATTTCCTTTACGCAAATAGTAGTTGCATCTTGGTAAAAGCTAAGAATTCTAAACATATTGTGTACCTCAGTTGCTTAACTTATACATATACTATAGCATTAATATATCATGTTGTCAACCTTTTTATTGTATTAGAACAAGAAAAGATTAGGTTGACACATATATAATAGGATGCTATAGTAGTTGAGTAATAGGAGAATAAAGCAATGGCAAAAGTCGCAGGTATTAAACTTCCTCCAAAAAAAGCACCCGTAGCTCGCAGAAAGCGCAGCAAAGTAGATGCAGCATGGGATGACGCACTAAAGATGAGCGGCGCTGCTTATCACAAATATCGTCGACGGACGTTTGATTCATATTATGAAGATAAAAAATCTGCGGATGTGTTTCCTGATGTGACCGCCTGGATGAAAGAAGTTGGATATAGTAAAAGTGATATCAGTCGAATGCAAAAACACGGTTCAGTTGGGCTGGTGTTAATTGGCATTTATGCAAGATGTTTGCGCAACGGTATGCCTGATTTGCACCCAGAACACGATGCATACTGCCAAACTTTGCCGGGCATATCTGGCAGTGTAAAACCTATTTCTGAGTTTATTCGTAAAAAAATAGATGAGTCTATTGCTAAGATTGATCCTGCGGCTATGTTAGCAGTTGATAACACTAAACCAGAAACTGCAAAACGCACTATACAAGAAAACATGCGGGATAAGTCCATGGAAATTGGTGGAGCAGTCGACGAGCTGGTTGATGAGTTTGTAAACGGCGGATACAAGGATCCAG